TTCCGATTACGAATTCACTACCAGCAATTATGTCTGTAGATGAAGTAATGTCTCCACCAGCAGTTACCGTTGAAGTTAAAACTGCAGTTGTACCACTTAGATTACCGTTGAATATTGTTGAGGTGATAGAACTAAAACCTGTACCCACACCGCCTGTAATCGTTGCTGTTGAATCGGTGAAGGTTGGTGCAGTGATTGTATGTCCAGTGTCTACTGTAAAGTTTCCATCATGCAATGTTTGACCATACATTGCAATTGTGTTTCCACCACTAAGAGCTGTTACCCTGTTGGCTGCATCTGCATAGTTACCATTTATAATAACACCACTATCGTTATTATTATAAATTGTATTTGCAGCGGTCTCTGTAAAGAACCCAATTGATTTAGCACCAATTGTAGATGTTCCTAAGTATGAACCTGTGAATGAGTATACAACAAGTTTATCACCTGCTGATGCACCACTTGTTAGAGATAGTTTGAAATAAACGTTTCCAGTAACAGAAGATATAGAATAATCTGCACCCTCTAATAATAGAGTAGAATTTCTGAATACTTGGAATCTATCCTTTCTTAATCTAAGTGGATTGTCGAAATCGTCAACTTCCATTGTTGTACCCAAACCAAATTCAGTTTGGCCACTTGTACAAGTATAGATTAACTCTTGAAAGAAGAAAGACTTGTCTTCTAAACTATTCAGAGCATCAATAACTGTTTCTTGATTCTCTGTTCTCAGGCCAGAAATATCACCAACATTGACTGCCAGTTCATTGTACTTCGTTCTAAACTCTTCAATAGTTGAGTATGTGTCTACTGTTTTTGCCATTACGTCCTATCCAATAATTGTTGAAGCATTCCTTTCATTTGTGATACTTCAGACTTAAGTGTGTCTATCTCTTCTCTCTGTGCTAGAAACCTTTGTTTTCTAACTTTATGTAATCTATACTGTTCTACATCTGTATTTATAATAGCATGAGAAGATTCTTCTCTATAAAGATGGGATTGTCCTTCGACTTTAATACCCATCTTATGCAAGTGCCATACATCTAAGTGCAGTTACCGCTGGTACTATAGATGTACTTGTTCCTTGACCTACTATTTTAACCACAAACCCACTAAACTCGGGTAAATCGTTTACAGTAAACTCGTACTCTTTAAAGTTCCTTGCATCTGACTCTGTAACGACATCGGGTGAACCATCGATGTTGAAATATTCAAAACCAACATCATCGAGTAAAGTTTCTTCATCATTCTTGATAATTTTATACATCAATTTAAGTTCAGTTGTTGGTGGTCTAAAGATATCTGCAATAACTTTTAAAGATGTTGCTGGAGTCTTAAGATTAACCTTTCTTGTAACATATACCATTGCATTATTATCACCCTCTGCTTCTGTTGATGGAATATATCCTGTACCAACTGGAAGGGATTTTGTGGTACCGTTGTTTTTAGTACCATCTGCACTGTCTATGTTGTTAATTCTGTTTGCAATACCTAGACAACCCGCTGCTTGAACATCAATCATAGGTGATATATTAGGGTTGAATGACATTAACTGTAACTGTAAGTCAAATGATTTACTGGATGACATCTCTCTAGATTCATTTTCGGGTGAAGCTACGATGGATGGTGAACCAAAGAATACATTATCATTCAATGTTACAAATCTGTTTGCAGTTCTTCTTGTATATGCACCCCCATCAATAATACCTTCGGGTGAATATTGAGGTGTTGTAAGAACGTTTGCACTAATGATTGTCCCTTTCAAGTTAACTGAAGGAATCATTGTGTGCAATGAATCAAAGTAGTAGTTTCTTGTTGATGTTACATTCGAACCACCACCTGTTGTTGTTTCGAATGCATAAGAACTTGCAAATGAGTATCCTGCTAGAGATGGAGTAAATCTAAATGAATCTATTCCTCTATCTGCAAGAGTGCTATGTAATGCATTGATTACTTCAATAGGACATCCACCTAAAGTGTCTTCGGGTGTTCCTAGTATTACACTTACATCTGCATTTGAACTTCCAATGTTTGTAATTGTAATGTTATCGGCTGCAGTATAACCCTGTCCACATTTGAGAATGTTTACATCTGTAATTGCACCACTTGATATGATGACTTCACACTTGATTCCACTACCTGTTCCACCACTATGGGTATCACCTGTACAGTCGATTGTTCCATCTGCTGGTAGTGCATCACTACCAATCTGTGAGAAACTTGTTACTACTACCGCAGAATTCTGTTTATCTCCAATAACACCTGCTATTGTTACATTATCTTTGTTACTAGTATCGTCATACAAACCATGCATGTATGAATACACTTTTAACTTGTTGTCTGCATATGTTTCAATTGGATTAACCTGTAACTTAGCTGCTGGTAGAGCATCGTTTTCAAAATGCACACTACCAACCTTATCAATCTGATATTTTGCAGACTTTATATCAAACTTAAGGTCATCTGTTTGTTCCGCAGTCCATGTTGATGCGTTCTGTGATAAGAACAATGAACCAGCGTATGGTTGTCCACTAATAGTTTCTCCAGTTGTTATATCTGTTTCACCCATTCTTGAAATAAATGCTTCATATTCATTTGAATTAGAATAGATAACAAAACAGTATTCAGTATCTTCTATCAAATGAACTGGAGAGTCAAATGTAAAGGTAGTTTTTAAAGAACCATCAGCTGATATATTAATATCATCGGGATTTTTAGTAACATCTGAGAATGGTAGTACTAACTGGCCTGGATATCCATTAACCATGTTTCTGATTTGTACTGAACAAGGCATGAAAGTATCTTTTGTTGCAAAGTATAAATCTATTGAGGTTAAATCTAATCCACCTACAGTGTCAACTAAGAATGATTGAGCAAGTGGGTCTCCCCATCCTCTTGGGTTACCACCATTAACTACTTGAACCATAGGTCTACGTAGTTGCAATTCAGGCATCTCTCTTCTATCTTGGATGACCATTACTTGTGGCACGTGTGGTGGTGTTGGGAATGTTATTACTGGCGGTACAAATACAACCTCTGGCGCTATGTTTGGAACCTCAAATAAATCTAACACGCGTCGGCCTTCTTCCCATGGGTTCTCAATTGGGTCTGGAACTGGTATAACTACTGGGTCTGGCGTTAAAATCGGAGGCCCAGGCACAAAGATAGGCCCTGTTGGGTTTCTTGGTGGCGGAGTGTTATCAACTGGTATTTCATTAATTGGTCTTGGTGGTAACTCGGGTGCAGTTGTATCGTGACGTTCAGAGTTTAGTCTCTCACCTCTTTTTGAGAAGTCTCTTGTTGATGAACGGTCTTCTCTAATTACTCTTGCATTTCTTGTAGAGATAACTTCTGTTTGAGATGCTTGTAAGATACCTTGAGCAGTATATAATGTGGTTCCCTGTGAAGAAGGGTTTGCCATATTATAGAAACTTGATGTAATTCTCAACTCTCTTGTACCTGTTGGGAATCTTTGAACTGCAGTATTAGGCAATTCAAAATAAGCTCTTAGTCTTCCATTACCATCTGTTTTAAGGTGAGATGCAGTAGTCGTACCACTATCTTGTGAATAGGCTGCACTGTAAGGTCTTACATATTTATTTACCATTATGTTATCAAAGTAGAAGTAATGGTTTGAATTTGGTTTCAAGTTGGTTGCATCAATTTCAATAGTCTTTGCACGAATGAATGGTATCAAAGACATTGATACTACTCTATCATTTCTTGTTTCTACTAAATCTTCAACAACTGTAGTTGTTACACCAGTTCTTGTTTGAATTTCGGGTGTATCTGTAATCTCTCTAGTAATCTGTAACCCAGCAACCCATTGTCCACCTTGTAGTGGGTCTCCACTCCATGAACCATTAGAAGTTGCTTGTACTTCTGTAGATGTAGTAGTAGGTTCTCCGACCCATGTTGTTTGCCATGAGTTCCATACAGTTCCCAATGCATTAGCATTTTCAGCCATTACTGCATCAAAGTTACCCTCTCTGTTTACTGTAACTTCAGGCAGTCTTTCTGTGTCTTGCCAAATATCTGTATCGGGTGATAACTTAATATTACCAATAAATGCAAACACATGATAGGGGTTAACATTTATTGAACGTGATGCTTTATTTTGGTTCACATAACTAACTTCATCATATGGTAAAGTAATTATATCACCAGTTTTCTGATAGTTTGATGATGCACCTTCGTTCTGTGTAACACCAAAGAACTGTGTGAATGACTTAGGTCTTAACATACCCATTCCAGTATCAATAGCACAGTTATAGTCGGGATGGTTTACATCACCAATCTTGTGACCTCTAAAGTTGTCTACTAAGAAGCCTGACTTATATCTGTCGAAACCATCTGCATCTAAAATTTGTTTTGTTTGAGTATCCTTTTCTAATAGAGAAAGAGATGTAATTCTTTCAAGGTTAGTAACTCTGTTTTGTATCTTACCGATATCCTTCATGGTATATCGTCTATGGTCGAAGCTTCTTACTCGTATGTCTTTTAACTTGTTAGTATAAGCTGGGACTCTAATTTCGAACAATTGAATACAGTCGTCTAACCCTGCTGGTTTAGTCGGTGACAATGCTGGTGTTCCTTGAGATATTTCAAACTTACCTTTTTTATGTAAAAAGATTTTATCAATTCTTGGAACATAGAATGAGATGTCACCTTTAAGAGATGTTCCACTAACAGGAACGTCCACTGCGTTAGCATTTGTTTCGGAGATACCAGTTCTTGCACCTAAGAAAGAACGACCAGTCTCGTAACCAAATGGTGCATACACTGCTCCACTAGTAGAGTTTGATAAGTCAATTGGATTTGATGGGTCTTGTGAATTGTTTGTTCCGAATGTTGTTGTACCAATAATCTGACCTACCACTGGTCTAAAGTCTAGACAATCTGAAAGTTCAAATGTTCCATCGGGTTCTAAACCACCCAAGTCTACTTTGTTTGGAGAGTAAACTGGAATCTGAGAATAATCGATTGCTGAATATGAGGATACATCAAAGAAGTCACCACCACCCGATACTCTGAAGTAATCGAACAATACCATGATTGGGCCGTTAGGTGTTGGTTGCCCAGGCTTCAATGTCATTTTTGATAAGTCATAAAAACCATCTCTCTGACCATTGTCAAAGAAGTATCTATCTTTAATGTCGGGTGAACCTTGACTAATAGTTGCACCTAAAACTCCAACTGCAACGGATGTCTGTCCTACTACTGTTTCACCACCAACGAATGTTGCACCGTCTTTAGATGTATAATACCAATATGATGCATTACCACCACCGTTGTTAATGAGTATTGCTCTTGCGCCCGATGTTTGTCCTATGAGTTCTTCATAATTAACAAACGTACCACTTGATGTGGTAATAACACCGTTAGGTGTGATTGGTGTTCCGTCAACACCTTCGTATACTGCAATAATCTTATGTACGTCTGCAACACCTAATGTGATATCTTTATCATCGTATGCAGTTCCGTAGAACCCATTTGAAGTTCTAGGACTCCCTACTTTAAGACATCTTGCTTGAGATAATGCTTTACCTCTTGCAGTCGGGTCTGAGATAGTAACTGTGTAAGTTACATCAATAACTGCATTGTTATTTGATGATGCAACGGTGCATGCCAATGTTTCTGTTGAACCACTTGTAGTTATATTTGGACTCAAGTCTTCGATGTTTAGTACATCACCAGCTGCATAACCACCTGTTGGTTCTCTTACTGAGATTGCAAAATTGTCTGTGTTTCTTGCACCGAATGTTTCTCCAGCATTAGTAGTGATACTGAAACCACCACTGGAAACTAATTTAGTGACCTGTCTTCTTACTGTAACAAAATCTGGGCTGTGTGTTTTAACCCAATCTCTTGGCCATGCATGGATGTTTGCAGTTTGGTTTTGGTCAATCAGTTTTGCACGTCTTCGAACTGCATTACCACTGTATGAGTCTGTACCGCCAGAGGTCAAAGTTAAACTTGTTTCTGTTTCCACTGAAGCAATGGTATTAACTGCACCTGCTTGGTCTAATAGTTGGTCACCTTCTTTTAATTCTTTTATGAACTGAGTTGCAAAACCTGTAACGGTAGTGCTATTATCCATTGTAATTGTTCCAGCTAGAACTTGGTCTGAATCTAAGAAGACATCTCCAGTAAAGATTTCTCTACCAGTAACGTTTGGTAATTGGGCAACTGACCTTGCACGGTCAATATTGTATGCTCTAACTGCAGTATTATTGGCTGCAGTAATTGTTGCATTGCTGGTTTGACCAACTGCTGTTATTGCATCATCAGTTATGAATGCACCCTGTACATCATGAACAAATAGTCCTGCTGTGGTACCACTTCCTTCAATGTGATGAACTATAGCACTTGCACCACTTACACTACCAGTGACTTTATCACCTGCTGTAAATGTATTTGTCTGTGTTCCAGTAATTTTAGTGAACATCTTGATATCGAACATATACAGATTGAATAATGTATCTGTACCATAGACATCATTTGTGTCTACACCACTGACATGGTCTACGTTTCTAACTCTTGCAGTACCAATATTTCCAGTTGAAGATAATGATGTAGCATCTGTGTCTGATATACCTAAAGTTGCTTTTAATCCATCATACAATAGTACTGGATTGTGTGGGTCGATAGTATCCTGTCCAGTTTCATTACCGAACTCGGGTAGACCATGAGCATTATATACTCGTAATTTGTTTCCTAATCTAATGGGTGCTGATACATTATTTAATGATTCTGTTGTTCTTGCTTTGTTTATGGTTAGAGTTGTTGTACCAACTTTATCAATCTCATATCCTCTTACATAAGCCTTGCCTGGCGACACCATGAATACAAATTTATCATCGTCTCCACCATTTCCTTTTGCATAAAACCCTAAGTTCTCACCAGTATCTAAATGTTGTCTTGTAGATGCAGTGAACTGATTTACAACGAAGTCACCATTTGCATCGAAGGTTCTTCTTGCAAGAGTGTTTTCTATTTCTGCATATTTTGTTTTATCAATCTTGAGTGTTATAACACCTTGGATTACTCTTGTTAATTCAACGAAAGATGTACCCAACACTGAATCTAAGGTATGTTTACCTAGTACTAGATTAAACTGTAATCTGTCTGCTCCACCAGCGTTCTCATTTGAGGAACCTGCTGCATTGTCTAATAATGAAAGGTCTGCAGATGAGGTCACCAATGTCTCGGTGATGTTTAGACCTACTTTGAAAGATGGAGCTCCATTGTATTTTTCTAACAGAATTATCTGTTTATCGACCTTTGTAAAAAATCCTCTTACAAATACAACACCTTCTGATATCTCTGCAATTGATGCTCTACCTAAAGGTTTTTCTGATATTGGTTGAATTTCGAAATCATTATGAGAAGCTGAATCTGCAGTAACCGTACCACTTGAATTGTAACCAACTAGTTCTAAAGTTTCTGATGCTGAGAACAAGAAGTCATTACTTTCATTCGTACCTTGTTGTACTGGTCTAACAAATAATGTTAGTTTATCGTCTGTAGTTTCTGCTGTACTTGTTACTACCTTTGCAACCACTCCACTAGTTTGTCCTCTGACATACTTATTATGAAATGATTCTCTATAAGTTTCTACTGCAGTATCACCAAGTGGGTTAGGATTTGAAGCCTTTACCTTGACAAAGAAAACTTCCATGTCGATGTTTGCTTGTGCGCCTTGGATGATAGTCCCTTCTTCAAAGAAGTGGTCTCCAAGTCTAGAAATTTGGTTTTGTAGAATTGACTGAGACTGTGTTAATTCCCTTGCTTGTAAAGGACGGCCTGCTCTATAAAGAACTTTATGAAATTTCTTATCTTCGGAATAGTCGTCATAATAAGGTGATATATTTAAGTCTGTCTTCTCTGCCATAGTCTTTTAGCCTTGGTATGAAAATGTAAAGGGGATTACTCCCCAGTATTACATTTCAATAATTAATTTAATATCTTCGATTTGGTCTGCAGCTCTTGAAACAGCACCACGGTTTTCGATGTACATGATGTTGCCTGAGTAAGCTTGAACCTCGGGGTGTGCAGCGTTAACTGAAGACACCGTACCAATGTTTGAACCACTCTTGTAAACTACGTCTGCTTGAGCAAAGTTTGCATAACCACCTTCACTGTTTGCTACAGGTATGTGAGATACAACTACTCCGTTTATAGAAACTATTCTAGAAACTGCTACTCCAACTCCGTCTGAAGATGCATCCATGATTAAATCATCGGGTGATAAACCACTTGTGCTTGATAAAGTCATTTGTGAATATGCTGTCATAGAAGGGTCTGAACCAATAGTTGTTGTACCCTTTTTGAATGGGTCTTGTACTAATCCGATTCTTCTGAAGTCATTGTCTGTTGGGAAATCTCCACCACCTTCACCAAACTCAAATCTAGAGTTGATGATAATGTAGTTTCCACCTAGTTCTTCTACTGGGTCTGCACCATGTCCAATGATTGGTGAAAGGATGACTTTAATTGCTGCCCCAGTTCCACCAGCTACTGCTGCTGCAATGTCTACACTTGCACGTCTGTAACCAGAGCCTGGTGTTGTAACTGTTACGTGTGTGATAGTACCACTGGATACATGTATTGAACATCTACCACCTGTACCATCTCCATCGATTACAACGTTTTCGTATGTACCATCTCCATCGGTATAACCACTGCCTGCTGAAGTTACTACTGCATGATAGATTGCACCATCTACTGAGTCATTTTCTACATCCCATTGTGCTGTACTATCATTTGTTGCAACGGTTCCTAATCCACCGTTCTCACCTGTTCCAAATATTTCGGTTTGAGCTCCAATTGTTTTAACTGGGATAAAGTCGTTAGTTACAAATTTGATTACGTCTGAAGCTGAGATTGAATACATGTATTTCCATTTGTATCCTCTACCTGTTCCCGCGTCTGCATCAGCAGTTTCAATAATTGCAGTTGAAGATGTACCACTAGGTGCTACAGTAGAGGCAACGACAGCACCGCCTGAACTTCTACCTGTTCTGATACATTTGTACACGTTGTAGTCTTCTGTCATCACATAAAATCTAGAATCGTAAACGTTTGATGCACTAGTTGCTGTTGAGTTGTTCCCAACTGCACCTACATCATGTTGATATTCGTCATAAGTTGTGTTTGCAGTCCAGTTATATCTAACTAAACCATGAGTTACATCGCCAGTAGGCACTTTCTTTAGTGCAATCATGTCTGACCATGCGTCTAACTCTTCACCAACTGAATTAGTTGGGTCTGTAGGTACTGCATCGTTTGGCCATGCAAATGACCTTCCTATGAATATATAAGTTGAAGAGGAAGTTTCTGCTGATGAGAAGTCCTCTTTGAATTGTTTCGCGTTATGTGTACGAAACTTCTCTGTGATTATTGCTGCCATTTTTATTTCTCTCCCGAAATTATATAATACTATTTATAACACTAACCCGACTTAACATAAGCGGAATAGGTCAAATTTGTTCTTTTATTTGCATAACTCTTCTCATATTCATCTGAATATCTATTTGGGAAGTAGTTATCAAAGGATGATATTCTCAGTCCTTCATATTTAGGTGTTTCCACCATTACGTTTCCATAGCCATTTTCTAAGATGATACCATCATCACTCTCGTCTTTTAGATAATACGATATGTCATATGATTGTTGACTTGATAACATATTTAGTCGTCTTAATGTTGTTCCAAAACCATAATTCTGTTCTGCTCTTGCATAAGACTGAGTTCTTTCTGATACAAAATACTCTTCTTCTCTAGAGGTGGTTGCATCTTCCAAGAACATGATTGTTCCATCTTCATATTGAATGAAGTCTCCTTCCTCTGCAGCTGTATTCTGTGCATGGGTAGGTTCCATTCTCATGAAGTTATCAATCTGTTCTTGTACAATCTTGTCTCCATCTTCCAATACTAACCTTTCATCACTGAGTGTTTGTATTGAAGTCTGTACTTTACCATCTAAAGACGTTCTTGTTGGTAATGTGATAAGGTTTCCAGCAGTATCATAGATATTACTGTTCATATTACCACCAATACCCGATATCTCTACGTGAGTTCCATAAGCATCTGTTGGATATAAAGATAATACCGTATCATATGAAGGAACACTTTTTGCAGCTCTTCCACCCATTCCAGCATGTAATGTACAATAATAGTAAAGAGTAGAAGGTGTTGTACCATCTACAATCAAATGAGTCATGTTATATAAATCAGCTGAATTATTGTGTGTGTAGTTTATAACACCACTTGTATAAATGGTACCACCACCGTGAGTTCCATCTGCGGTTGTTGAGAATTTTAGTACATGAGTTTTAGGAACCGTAAAGTAGTAGTTGTATCCTTGTTTGATTTGAATTGCACCTGCTTCATCGGCTAAGTCCATTTTAAATCTACCACCACTGACTGTAACATTTACATGAGCGTGTTTAGGATTGGTATCAGTTCTTGTTGTTTTTCTTTGCAGTGGTTCAGACTTAGAAACAATTTTAAAAATGTTTACGTGTCTAGCCTGTAATCTAGTATGATGCAATATGGATGAAGCATCTAAGACTCCATCTGGCTCAGGTGACCCAGCATCCACATAGAATGTTATTGGGTCATTTATTCTAGCAGGAGCAATAAATCTTGCATCCGTAATTTTACTTTCGGGTCTTGCTAGTTCGTTGATAACTTTAAAACCATCCTCTAATAGGATATTATTGTTTTCATATAACTTACCATCTTCTTGTGTCTCAAGAACCATGTAATCTGTAAGATAGGTTTGTAATTGCTTAAGTGTCTGTTTAGAGAAGTGGGCAAAGTTATCTCTAGAGTTTTCATTCTCTAGTAGATGTATATTTGATGTGGTATATAATTCGTTATCAACTGGAAGACCGTCTTCCAAGGCCAAGTGGTTTTCATTATTTCTATCTGAAGTTTCCAACAATACATTGTCTGTTGGGTGCAACTGCATAATAACCATAGGCACGAATGTAGTTGATATGATACCCATTCGGTTTTCGGGATTGAGGTCTTCGTCTGAAAAACGTCCTTCGGGTATGTCTGTACTTTTTACAACCTTTTGGATTGCAACTTCACCAAAGAATATATGACCAGCTGGATGTAGTAAATCTTTAACTACACTTCTCCACTTGTTGATAGATTCACCAACTCTAACTATATAAGAATGTGATTGATATCTATGACTATCATGTATGTTGGCTGCTGTAGCATCTAACCAAGACTTGTCACCAATGAAATGTTCTTGTACAACACCTTCACCACCAAACGTACCACGACCATTATAAGGGTCATCATACATTACTTCAAATGAATCTACATTGGCATATGCAACCCTTTCGTTGTTTTGAAAAGACCCCTTTAAATTTGTATACTTAAGAACGTGTCTGTCTTGGTCGTAACTAATAACTTCAGCAGTTGCTCCCGAAATGTCACCAACAATTTTTTCTCCTTGGTTTAGAGAGGATGTTGGAGTTGTAATCATCATAGGGAAAGTTGATGTAGGACTTGCGACTGTGTCTGAAGTAAATCTATTACCTTGGTCTAGAATGTTTAACTTTTCAATTGCACCAATAGTTGATGAGTAGGTAAACATTTTTGCACCGTTACCTGTTGAAACATTTTGATTACGAATAATTGCAGTTGCTTCAGAGGTGTTACCTTCGATTGGAGCTCCCTCTACGAACACACCAGTATGAGTACTATCCCTAAGAATAGTCATTCTGTTTAGACGTAAATCTATTTCTAAAATCTTTCCTGTAGCAGTTATACTAAAGTCTTGTATCTGAGATAACTGCTCACCTTCAACAAATGCACTAACATCGTCAAGGAATATATACCCGCCTGGATATACTTTAGGAAGAGTGTGATAACCAGCGCCAGGGTCTGAAATAAGAACTTCTCTGATTCTTCCATCGGTAGTATTATAGTTCATTGCTCTACCGTCTTCGTATACTATTCTATAGTATTCAATGACAATCTCTATAACATCACCAGCAGAACATGGTTCTGTAAATACTACTCTATCATTTTTGTGTGAGTAGTCATGAACTGTATGTGAGGTATTAGCCTTTCTTTCTATACCATTTTTAAATACCTTAATGAAGTTATCATTAAAGAATAGGCTCTTTCCATGGATATCATTTCCATTGAAAAGTGTTTGGTCTGCAATTGCAATGAACTCGTACTGACCAAAAGTTTCGTGGTTTTCTTGAATGACTTCGTCACCCACTGACCCTAAAACACCAGCTGCGCCCGAACCACCTGTGGCAAAGTTATCAAAGACAACCATCTCTCCACCTTCGTAGTTCGTTCCACCAGTTTCAATAAATACTCTTTCAACTCCACCTAGTGACAACCCACTTACGTTGGTTACACATTCTACACTGTCTAGGTTGTCCTTTGCACCGATAAAGTTAATCTTATCAGCATTACTATACATGGAACCAGCATTTCCACCTTCAAGCAGTACACCACTGCCATCTTCCCATAATAGGTCAAAGTCTACAGGTTCTTTTAAAATTAACCCACCGTCTTCTAATAATGCGTTGTCACCAGTTTCGGTTAGTATACTACCATCTTCTGAGTCCACACCAACATAAGTTGAAGATGCATCGTGGTTTATAGAATGTACTAGACCTTGAAGTACCCCAGTCTCGATGGTCACACCATCTCTATCGACTAACTCTACCGCTGCACCAGCAGTAAATGTTCCTTTGTGATTGTCTGTAATTTGTAATGAAAATTCATCGTTGCTGAGGTCAAGAACATATACGGATTCAACAACTGACTCAGCTTGAATTGTAGTTCTAGTGGCATCTTTGTATTCTACAATTTTATCTGTAGCAACTGGAAGTCTACCTTCCTTATCCATCTTGACATTTACTCTTCTTTCTTGAGAGTAGTTTGAATCAGATGCAAATATTGTTTCGTTGTAGGGGTAACGCACCTCGGCATCGTCCCCATATAGAAGTCTCATCAAGAATTTTAATGAGTCTTCTGTTCCCTTTTGTTGATATAGGTCTTTGATGTTTTTGATTGTGAGTCTCTTGTTCATTGTGAGACCCAAATCGAAAGCTGGTGCTAAATCTGTTTGGAAGTAATTTAAAAAATCTTCCGTTGTATGGTCGATATCAGAATAATCTAATAGTCGATTGTTTGCGAGAATTGTATTTTCTTTATATGAAACAACGGAAGTTTCTCGTCCACCTTCTCGTCCTTTAATGATTTCACCCTTGGCAAAACCTGTTCCCGATATTGTTTGTAGATACAATGTGTTATTATTAATAACTGTTATTTTAGAAACAGTTTTACTTGTGCTACCTACAATGTATTCACCAACTTTATATGGGTCGGTAAATGCATTTGTGCTATCATCATAACCATTGTATAATACTTTTGAACTTTCTTGGTCGGGTGATGGCGAGACGGTAGCAGTTTCCAATAACATGGAACCTGTACCGTCTTCATTTAAAATACCATCTATGTCACTCTTACTGAAATCAGATTTATTACTGACTTCGAAGACTAAGATTTCTGCTTCTAGATACTCAAAGTATGCATTGAGGAAAGCCTCAAACATCGGAGACTCTTCCTTCAAATACTCGGGAAGTAATGAAGGTAGTCTATGACTTAGTTTATCTATTGAAAATTCTTGGTGTGACATATTTTTAGCTTAACCTTAAGTTATAGTTGCACCATTCTTTGCCACAACAAACCAAGCAGTACCATTCCACATAAGTAGAACTGACTCTCCACGAGTATCCATCTGAATCTGAAGAGTTGTATCTGTGGAGTAACCCCAAGAAGCAACTTGAATCTGAGCTTTATGAGTTGAAGCTGGTTCAGTAGATAGTAGGATAATTTTTAACTGACCTACGTCTGTTCCGTTATCCAAAGTGAATTCAACATCACCACTGAATGCAGTTCCATCAATGAACGTTGCAAAAGTTGATGCAAGGTTTGATGCTGTTGCTGTCAATGTAGCAATATCATCTATCGCTATGTGAGTTGGAATGTTTTCAAACATCTGACCAATGGTCATCTTTTTGTTTACAGGAGTTCCGCCTGGGTTGTCTACAATGTGCAATAAATCATCAGCACCGATTTCTGAATCGGCAACTGCTGTTAATGCTGTTATTTTCTTATCTGCCATTTTTATTTCTCCTAAAATTGACTAATTTAATTAAAACCTCTTTCGAGGAATGCTACTCTAAGCACTGAACCTACAGTCTTAGACCACTCTATGCATAATTAATATGTCGAGGATGATGTGGATTTGTATCCAACACCAGCACTTGACTCACCACTTGCAATGGTGTCTACTTCACCTGTTACACTAACATCTGTTGGGTCGATATCCACTAGATTACCTAGTGTTGCAACCACATCATTACCTGCTGGTATAACTGTGAAATCAATCGTTGAATCAGTATTGACCGTTGAGGTAATATTGATGGCATTGATTGTTATTTTCCCATTCGGATAATCCACTGTACCAGCTGCACTATCCAAATAAACTCTGGCCCCACTTGATAAGTAGAACCGTCTAAGAGTACCCTTACCGTCATCATCGAAATAATGAACGTTAACTGTATCTCCTTGAGTATAGAAACCTGTTGTTTGGGTGATACCACCACCCGCTGCATTATATCCACTGTTTGGATTGTATAATGCATTACCGAAAGCACTTAAATAACCAGTCTCTTGTCCAGTCTTTATAGTAGTTGCTTTCCTTAATCTGATATTACATGTATTAGATAGTATTGACCCATCTGTTTCATCGATAGACTTAACAAGATTTGAATGTCTGAACACTGAATCAAAGTTTGCAAGATTAGTATTATCGAATGTGTTAATTGCACTCGTTACTAGTGTTACCAATTCTCCGTTAGAATATTGAGTTGCATTCTCGTTATACTTGAATACACATGTGATTAAAATTTTGACTATGTCTGCATCGATGATAGTAGGTCTAACAGTCAACATGTTTAGTTTGTTGAGTTTGCTTTGAACTAACTTCTTCTCTGTATCAGATAAGTAGTCTGCGTTCTTAGGTTTAAGTGCAATAAACACTTTACCATATTCGGGTGGGTCATTGTCTTCACCACCCCATACTGCAACTGCATCTGCATTCGGATAATACTCACTGACCTTTGCTTTGTAGTCATTCAGTGTTACCAGTCTGTTTTGAGATGTATAGAACTTCGTTGCTTTAAACTTGATAGAATCTATAGACTCTTTCTCTGCACCACCTGTAGCTGGAATAACTCTAGTTGTTCTTATATCTGAGAAACCATTGATACCACCCACCATTGTAAATAAGTTAGCACCATCTGCATGGTTTTCATCTACTACAATGTATGTCACTGCAATCGAATCCCCATCTTTGAGATTAGCACCAAGAACTCCATCACCAAAGTATAATTCAATATAACCTTCTTCGTTTTCTTGGGTATAGTATACTTTACTCGATGTTGTAATTGCAGAGATGTTTGTTGATAAAGCATAGTTAGATGATAAACCACCACTTGTAACTACAACACTCAATTTAGATTTGTCTACCCTTGCATTACTAAGTACAAACTTTGAATTTGCAATTTGATTATCAAAAACAAAAATGTCTGTTGCATAAGTTCCTTGTACAAGGTTTACGTCCGTGTAATTGTAAGTAGTTCCATTCTGGCTAGGTCTTACTGTTGATGATACTACAAAATCGTAGTTAGTTCCATCATACACTGTCTGAAAAACTGTTCCTCTCAATAGTTGCATTTCAGCTGTAGTTGGAGAAGTACCATTTGCATTTCTAACTCCACTACATGCAACATCAATTGTTGCTTCAGAGGCTGATTCAGACGCTGGAATGAATCCTAAATCCTTTGCACGAGATACTACATTCTTTCTCATCTGTGCAGAGTCTAGGAATAATTCCGAAGCTGCTATGTTTGTATTGATTGCACCTATGTGAGATGCATATGCGAGAAGGTCAATCAAGACTGACATGTTTGACCCTTCAAAATCATAATCTTTGAATTGAGACTGACCTTTTAGATATCCCTTTAGGTTATCTGAAATTGAATCAAAATCTAAATCTGTTACATTTATTTGTGAACTGTTTGTTGCCATCTTATCGTGCCCTTGTTACTGTGAATGTCAAATCGTTATTTGGAACACCCTCGTTAATGTTGTAGAATACTGTTACATCCATATTGTTGTCATCCACATCATCAAATTTTATAGTTACATTTGAGACTCTTGGTTCGAACTTCTCTATAGTATCTGCTAAGACTCTTTTCATTCTACGTACCTTTCTATCGGTATCTAATTCGAATAACATGTTTCTGATAGACCCACCAAAGTTTGGTTTAAATGGTCTTTCATATTTGTTGGTTAGAACAATGTTTCTTACTGCTCTACGTATTGCATCCGTATCCGTTTTAATGGTTACATCACCTGTGACTGGATGAGCTCTCATAGTGATATCCATATCAGAGTGTATGTTTTTGTTTGCAACGGTCTTTCCGTTATTTACTAGTTGGTCTGAC